ATATACTAAGACGTATGGAAAATATGCGCTTAGAGATACAAACCGCAGCTAAAGGAACTTGATATGATAAGTTTAGGAAAGTTAAAAGATCATCTTAGAGGTGAAGAGGGATTAAAACTAGAAGCTTATAAACTTCCTGGTGAAAAATATTTTACTATCGGTTATGGTCACTATGGACCAGATGTAAAAGAAGGAATGAAAATAAGTGAAGAAAAAGCAGAAAAATTTTTAGAAAAAGATATAAAAGATAAATTAAAATTAATAGACAAATTCTTACCTAACTTTGATACCTACACAGAAAATCTACAAAAATTTGTAGTAGATGGTTTTTTTAGGGGAGACTTATCAGGTAGTCCTAAAACATTAAAACTTTTAAAACAGAATAAATTTAAAGAAGCATCCGAAGAATTTTTAAATAATGATGAATATAGAAAAGCATCTGATACAGGTAGTGGGGTTGCTGATCGTATGGAAGATATATCTAATGCAATGTCTAGAGAGGGTAATATAAAATTATATGAGGAAGAAAAACCTAGAAGACGTAGAGATTTACCACCACAAGCCACTACACCTAAAGATCGTAATTTAACTGGTCAAACATTAACTGAAGAAGAAAAAAGGATTAGAGCCTTAAACAATCGTAAGTTAAGTGATATAGAAGCTAGAATGGATCAAGAGGATATGGAGTATCTAGCTGATGACAAAGAAAGAAGACCTTTAGATGTTACAGAAACTACTAATGAAGATGGCACAACAACTACTAAATTTAATGTACCACCACCCTCTAGCGCACGATCATCATTAGATCAACAAATGTCTGATTTAGATTTTGGAGATCTTCGCGATGCACCAGGAAGTAAACGTATCCGTACAGCAAAAGAAGAAAAAGAACAAGTAGAAAAAATGAAGAAAGCTACGAAAGAGGGTACAAGAGTTGCTGGAGAAAAACCAGACACTACTACAGGATTTGAAGGTGATGAGTATATTCCAGGTATCGAAATGGAATCTAGAGATGATACTATGATTGCAGATGACACGCAAGTATCAGCAACAGATATGGATGATACACCATCAGGTGATGACATATTTACTACCTTCTTTAAAAGTTTAGGTGATGTTACATTTGATGAAGGGTTTGAAGTAGATGATTTAAACCTAAAGAAGGGTGGTGCTGTAGAAGCAGACTTTGATGGTAAAGATAATGATGATGAGGATGAAGATGAGGGAGATCCACCACCTCTAGCTAAACCTGAAGAAGTAGCAGATGATATACCTGCAATGTTGTCAGAAGGTGAATATGTACTACCTGCTAATGTAGTTAGGTATCTAGGACTAGAGCGTATCATTGATATGCATCAAAAGGTATTACATGAAATACAACAGATGGAGGATCTAGGTATGATCCAGAATGTTGATGAGAATGGTAAGCCTGAGAATGATGATGATGAGATGAAGTTTATACAACCTGAAGGTAAAGTAACAGAGACTTTAATTATCGCAGCTAAACCTCAAGGTATGATGTGTCCACCAGAAATGGCAGAAGGTGGTCAGATAAATAGAGACATAGACATAGACAGAACACTAGATGATGATATGTTAGACATTAGATCAGGTATTGCTGCTCAACGTAGTCCAACAGGGTTTAAAACTGTATTTGATCCTGAAGTAGGGTTTTTAAAAATTAAAACACCTAAAGGTAGTCTTACTGTAGATAAAGGTGCAATAGATGATTTTATAAATCAAAATGAAGGTCCAGAAGGAGCAGATCCTGCTGATCCTGATACAGGAGGAACAGCATCAGATTTCGGTGTAATTGGTAAGTCTTTACAAGATATACTTTCTTTTGAAGTAGATCGTTATGGTAGAGAAACAAGTAGTGATGATGATGATGCTAGCCCAGAAACAGGGAGTCAAGCACAAATGAGTGATCCAGCAGAAACAGGTGTTGCTGAAGCAGAAGCAACTGATGCTGGAAATGAAACAGCAGATGATGATTCGGGTGGAGGTGTAGAAGGAAATAAAGGCGGTCTAATGGCAAGGTTTAATACTGGTGGTGCCGTAGATTACAACATAGCTGGTGTAGGAACTGTAGCAGGTGATATGCAGTTAGGTGATCAACTAGCAGCAATGGAGAAACCTAAAACATACGAAGAGATAAGAGCAGATGTATTAGGAGATCCGCTTAGAGATACACCTGATTTGCCAGAGGATTATGGTAATTTCAGAAGTGAAAACTATATTTATAAAGATAATCCTGTATTAGAAGGACCAAAGTTACAAGCAAGAAAAAAACGATCTTCATATGTTTATGATCCTAGTGCAGGAGGTGGACAGGGATCAAATGCTTATAGAAATGACAAAGAAGTTAGACAGTTACTAGATTTGGCAGGAGTTGATAGTGAAGAATATGCGTTTGTAATGGATGGTTATAACAAAGGTGACGAATATCTTGGAGGAGCAATTAGTATAAAACAAAATGAACGACTAAAAAAAGGTTTAGATGCATTAGCAGACAAACGTAGAATATTAAAACAAGGATTAAAAGCTTCTGACATACCAGAGGGAGCTACGAACAGAGATGTATTTAAAAAAGTATTCTTTAATGAGATAGATTACTTTGGAGAAAGTTTAGATCCAGATAATTTTGAGCAACCTACTCAACTTAATACTGTATTAGATATTACGGATAATGAATTAGAAAGACTTAGATCTGGTAAGGAAGCTGGAACTCTAAATAAAAAAGAAAGAGAGCAAATAGAGTTTTTAGATAAGTTTGATTTAGATGCACCAGCAGAAACTGGTACAGTTAATCAAGGTATTAGTGTTTTATCTGGAGGAAGACAAGGAGAAACTTTTTATGATTCTTATGAACAAAGAGCAAAAAGACTTAGAGGCCCAAGATCAGGAATAATGGGTGAGGGCCAATATGTTGAAGGAGTAGGTTACGTTACGTAATCTATATGTTAGGGCTACCTTCTACCCTTTTCATGGTGAAAAGCTACTAGATGCCCCCGAAAAGAAAGTGAAATAAAATGCAAGTAGTACAAGAAGTAAAAACACAACCAATACGTTACAAAAAGAAAAGCATAGAAGAAGAAGATAAAGAGATTGAAGAACTAGAAGCAGAAAGGAATAAAGTAGAAGAGGAGGAAGTAGAAGCTGAACAAGAAGCAAAAGCAGAAGCTGAACTTAATCCTGAAGAAAAAACATTTAAAAAGAGATACGGAGATTTACGTAGACACGTACAAAAGATACAGGAAACACATGATTCTGAAATACGTAGTTTAAAACAACAGGTAGAAGGACTTACAAGAAAACAAGTTAAGCTACCTAAAACAGATGAAGAACTAGAGCAATGGGCTGAGAAATATCCAGACGTTGCCAAGATAGTAGAAACAATCGCTACAAAAAAAGCTATAGAAGCCAGAAAGGATGTAGAAGAAAAGTTAAAGTATGTAGATGAAATGCAGACTAAAGTTCAGATAGAAAAAGCTGAGACAGAACTTTCTAAACTTCATCCAGACTTTCAAGAGTTACGTGTTAGTGAAGACTTCCATGAGTGGGTAGCAGCACAACCAAAGTGGATACAGTCTGCTTTGTATGAGAATGACACTGATCATTTAGCTGCTGCTAAAGCGATTGATTTATACAAACTAGAAACAAACAAACCAGCTACTAAATCAGAAACTAAAGAAGCTGCTAAGTCTGTAAAAAAATCTTCTAGAGCAGAGGAGCCAAAGACACAAGATCGTAATGTGTGGTCAGAGTCTAGGGTAAAAAATCTTAGCAGTAAGGATTGGGAAAAGCATGAAGATGCTATTTCAGAATCTATAGCAAACGGCACTTTTGTTTATGATATTAGTGGTGGTGCAAGATAAAAAAAGTCTTGACAAATTAATTAAAATATGATATACTTTGTATATTATTAAAACTAGCATAGGTATTTGCTAGTGTTCGGAAGCCTCTTAGCAATAAGACTACCTTCCTGTTTATGCTAACTGAAGAAGTTTCAACTACCTACACTCGTTAGGCCAGGTTTATCCTACACCCTAAAGATGTAGCCTTGAATTGTCAATAGTTGGCTCGTTTCGATAATAGCCGAAAGGAGATAACCAATGGCTTTTAAGACTGCTGCTGGTTACGGAAACCTGCCTAACGGTAACTTCTCTCCTGTTATTTACAGTAAGAAGGTACAATCGGCTTTCCGTAAGACTAGCGTGATTGAAGATATTACCAACAGTGATTACTTTGGTGAGATCGCAAATTTTGGTGATACAGTGCGTATTATCAAAGAACCAGAAATCACGGTTCAAGAATATGCAAGGGGTACGCAAGTAACTCCACAAGACTTAGACGATGAGGACTTTACCCTTGTTGTCGATAAAGCTAACTACTTTGCTTTCAAAATCGATGACATTGAAGAGGCACACTCTCACGTAAACTTTGAATCAATGGCAAGTGATCGTGCAGGGTATCGTCTAAAAGATCAGTTTGACCAAGAAGTACTAGGTTACTTATCTGGTTTCAAACAAGCTGCCTTACACGCAAATGCAAGTGCAGCTAGAGTTGCTGCTGATAAAGCAGGCACTGATCCAGTATCTGTTGCAGCAGACGGTTTATTAGCTTCCATGAAGATCTCTCGCGCAAGCTTTGTATCAGGTGGTTCTGCCTCTGATTCGATTGCTACGCATCCAGATGGATCTACTGGTGAAGCAACCCCATTAGAGGTTCTAAACCGTATGGCTCGTTTACTAGACCAGCAAAATGTAGACCGTGATGGTCGTTGGGTCGTTATCGATCCTGTCTTTGCTGAACAGCTAAACGACGAAAACAGTAAGCTTCTAAACAATGACTTTGCTGGTGGACAAAATGCTGGTGACATTCTAAGGAATGGTCGAGTAGTCTCTGGCTTAATTAGAGGCTTTAGAGTTTATATGTCCAACAACCTTCCTTCAATAGGAACAGGTTCATCAACTATCGACACTAACGGTTCAAGTTCTAACTTTGGTGTTATTGTTGCAGGACACGACTCTGCTGTTGCTACAGCTTCTCAAGTAGAGAAGGTAGAGACATATCGTGACAACGACAGCTTTGCTGATATTGTTCGTGGTATGCATTTATACGGACGTAAGATTCTTCGCCCAGAAGCTCTTTGTCGCGCCATTTATAACATCGCAGGTTAAGGAGGATAGATCATGGCTACATATGATATGACTGATGCCGATACCGTAGGTGTAGGGGCTGACTCGATTGCTGCTTTACCATCTAAAAAAGATAGTCACGTAATGTATAACATTGAAGCTACTCTTGATATTGATGACATGGCTGCAAAAGGATACTCAGGTGCAGACGGAGATGTTTTCCAACTTCTAGAAATACCAGCAGGAGTACTTGTACTTAACGCTGGTGCAGAAGTTATGAAAGCATTTAACTCTTCTGTAACTGCTGATATTGATTTTGCAGGAGGTGATGATATCGTTGATGGTGCAGACGTAACCTCGACAGGTTTCTGTGCAGCAGGTACAAACGGTCAAACTAACACTGTTGTTGGTTCAGCCGCTTCAACGTATACGCAGTTTATTACAACAACTGATACGATTGATGTTACACTTGCTGGTGCAGCACCTACTACTGGCAGAATTAGGGTTTATGCTACTGTCGTTGATCTTAACGAACAGGGTGCAGAACCTGTAGCTGCTGCTAGGGATACCCTAGCCTAATTGATTTTGGGGTAGTTCATTAACTTGGGCTACCCCTTTATCTTGTTTTTGGATATGATATGGCTACTACTTTTCTTACATTAGTTAATGATACCTTACGTAGATTAAATGAAGTTGAATTAACTGCGACTGATTTTGATACAGCAACAGGTTTCCGCGCTCAAGTAAAAGACGCAATAAATTCATCAATCCAAGAGATATCACAAAAAGAATTTGAGTTTCCATTTAATTTTACTGCTGGTTCTTTAACACTCGTTATAGGTCAACAAGAATATTCTTTACCTGCTGATTACAAGATAGCAGATTGGGATTCGTTTAGAATAAATTTTGACTCAGACAATAATCATTCTGCACGTAATTTAAAACTTATCGACTACGATACATTTATAAGAAGATTTTATGAAAGAGATGCTGAAGCAACCACAAGTGATTTTGATCAGCCTATATATGTTTATAGAACGTTAGATAATAAAGCAGGTTTTACACCTAGACCAGATGCTACATATGGTGTAAGCTTTAGTTACTTTGCATTTGCATCTGACATGACTAACTCCACAGATACCATGTCTGTACCTGATCCATTTAAACACGTAGTAATAGATGGTGCATTATATCACTGTTATATGTTCAGAGATAATGCTCAACAATCTGCTATAGCTAGACAAAGATTTGAAGATGGTGTAGATAGAATGCGTACAATACTAATTAACAGATTTACAGACGTTAGAGATACTAGAGTTAGCAGATTGATAAATGTACCACATGGTAATATATAATGGTAGATGCTTTAAAAGACGTAACAGTTCTATCAAAAGGTGGGCTGTTTACTAATGAAGATGCTTTATCATTAGCAATACAAAACCCAGGTTCTGCTCTTCGTATGTTAAATATGGAGATATCTCAATTTGGTGGATATAGAAGAATAAATGGATATACTGCATTTGATTCTAGTTTTGGTAGTGTATCAGGTTTAGGGCAAGTAATAGGTCTTTGGATATTAGATGGTACACCATACGCTGTTAGAAGAAATAGTGGTGATTTTACAGGTTCATTAGGTTCTAATCCATTTACTACTAGCAGTGGCAGTGCAGTAATTACCGTAGCACATACTAGTCATGGATTAGCAGTAGACGATAGAGTTATATTTTCAGGGTCTGCTGCTGTTAATGGCATAACACCGAATGATGTTGAAATGACCATAGCATCTGTAGTAGATGCAAATAGCTACACAGTTACTTTTACATCTAATGCAAGTGGTAGTGGTGCAGGTGGTGGAAGTTCAGTTACTTTTAAAGCACTAGACAAAACTCAATCATTAGGTGCTAATCCTTTTACAGTTACTAATGGTAGTGCAACAATAACAGTATCACATACCTCGCATGGATTATCTGTAGGTAATTTTGTAACATTCTCAGGTAGCTCTGCTGTAGGGGGAATAACACCTAACTCTGTAGAAATGGCAGTCGTTAGTGTACCTGATGCAAATAGTTATACAGTATCATTTACCTCTACTGCTACAAGTGGTGCTACTGGAGGTGGTTCTTCTGTAACAGCAATATATAGTCAATATTATAGTATTTGGAAATATACTACAAGTGGTTTTACTAAAGTACATTCTTTTAGATCTTCTATAGGTGTAAACAAAGTTAGGCATTCTTTTAACTCTTTTACAGGAACAGAATCAGTTATACTATGTGATGGTGTAAATACTCCTGCTAGATTTGATGGAACTACTTTTAGTAATCATACAACTAGTGATGATGCAAATCCAACAGGTGCATCTTTTAGTACAGACTTTAAAAACCATCAGTTTTATGCAGGTTTTCCAACAACAGGATTAGGACCAAATAAGTTATTATTTAGTGAACCTAATACTGATAATAGATTTAGATCTGCTAGTGGATCAGGAAGTATAAATGTAGGATTTGATGTTACAGGAATAGCAAAGTTTAGAGACAGCTTATTTGTATTTGGTAAAAATAAAATTAAAAGATTAACAGGATCAAGCTCATCTGACTTTGCTTTATCAGAGGTAACAAATAATATTGGTTGCATTGCAACAGATAGTATTATAGAATTAGGTGGTGACGTATTATTCTTAGCTGCTGACGGCATACGTCCTATACAAGGTACAGCTAGAATAGGTGACGTTGAACTTGAAACTATATCTAAACCAGTGCAACAACTACTACAATCACTACCAAGCACACATGATTTAGCTAATATGTCTGCTGTTGTTATTAATAATAAATCTCAATTTAGATATTTTTTTCCAAAAACTACAACATCAGCAGCAGATACAGCAGGTATAATAGGTGGTCTTAGATTTGCAGATAGAAGAGTTGGTTGGGAGTTTGGAGAGTTATTAGGTATAAGAGCATTCGTTGCTACTAGTGGTTTAATAAATAATGTTGAGGTAGTTTTACATGGTGATGGAGATGGTGAAATATTTAAACAAGAGAGTGGTAGTACATTCAATACTGCTGATGTTACTGCTGTTTATGCATCGCCATTTTTATATTTCGACTCTACCGAAAAACGCAAAATATTTCAGCATGTCACATTATTTACCAGGCCAGAAGGTGAATCTACAATTAATTTAGGTATAGCGTATGATTGGGATGATCCTAATACACCAGACCCAAGCACGTATTCTATTACAACAGCAGGTTCGTTAGCGAGATATACAACAACAGCAAGCACATTTGATGCTACTTTTAGATATGATGGTTCGACTAGTCCAGTACTAGAGTCGAACATCCAAGGATCAGGGAGAGCAATATCCTTGGTTATAACATCGACAGGAACTCAATCACCATATAGTATTAGTGGGTTCTCGATTACTTATCAAGATGCAGGATATAGATAATGGCAGGATATACCAGACAATCATCAGCACAGATCGTTAGTGGTGAGATTATATCAGCAGCACCAATTAACGCAGAACTAAACCAAATATTAGCAGCCTTTAATAACTCTACTGGTCATTCACATGATGGTACAGCAGCAGAAGGGCCACCAATAGACCGTATTGCAGATGCGGATCAAAACAATAAGATACTTATAGATACATCTAATAATCACATAGAATTTTATACAGAGGTTAGTTCTTCTTCTGTGCAACAAGTTCATATTGCAGATGGTGCTATACTTCCAACAAATAGTAACGATATAGATTTAGGTAGTACATCACTACAGTTTAAAGACTTTCATTTAGATGGCACTGCTAAAATAGATACCCTTACTGTAGATGATAATGCTACTGTAGCTGGTACATTAGGTGTTACTGGTGCTTTAACTGGAT